TACAAAATAACGGCATACAACGCTTTGCTACTGGCGGTATGGTCCAAGGGCAAGACAATGTACCTATTATGGCACAAGCAGGAGAATTTATCATGCAACGAAGTGCGGTTAGCAACATTGGATTGCAAAACCTAGCGCAAATGAATCAAACTGGTCAGCCTAGTGGTGGCGTGACAATTAACATTGCAGGAGATATGGTTGGTGATGAAGATCATGTTAGAACAAAAGTATTACCTGCTATAAAAGAAGAATTAAGGCGTGAAGCTAACGCATAAACTATGGCATTATCTTTTCATGCAAACTTTACAAACTCTCTCAAGCGTAACAATGATATATTCCCATTGGTGCAGATTGGTGGCAGTTCAACTATATATTTATCTACTAGAGATGTAACAGTAGACTCGCAGGCATATGATGGTAGGCTGTTAAATGCTCCTGGAATTACTTCTAGTATTGATTTAAGAAATAGAACAAGTCGCACAAATAATATCACTATACGCATAGCAAATAACGGCTATGATGCTACTTTTGCGCAAAGAACCAACAAAGCAGTTACTATTTATTTTGCAACCAATGGCACAACATCTGCTATTGGTGAATGCTTAAAGGTATTTACAGGTCGCGTTGTTGGCATTAGTAAATTAACAGATAAAGAAATTGCGGTAAACTGTGAAGATTATGCATCCTGGAGATATAATAAGATATTAACAGAACAAGTGGGAAGTGCCACTGGATATAATATGCCAGGAACAAAAGAGTTTTTACCATTAAGCTATGGTGATTTTACAGAAAACACTTCTACAGAATCTAGCACTGGACTTTGCGAAAGTAAAAAACTGCGACCAGTAAAGTTTATTACACATGATAGAGATTATTTATACTATAATGAGGGTATTAATGCACAAGGTGGCAGGCCACATCTTTATGTTGATGGTATTGATAAATTTGTGCCAATAGAAGAAGCACAATCAGGCACACTTGATAAATTTGGCACAAATAATATACGAGTAAATAATTCTGACAATCCAGGTTCGGATAATGATTATTTTAGACATTCAGTAAAGTTGTATCCTAACACAGTAGCCGGAGCAGCAGATGATCCAAGCAGTATTAGTGCAACTATAGCGAATATTACTAATGCATTAGATGAAACTAGTAGCGTTGTTAGTGTTAGTGCCGTGTCAGGTAGCACGCCTTATGTTGGTGCATTTGGTGAAATGTCAGGCACATTGCTAGGCACTATTAAATCAGTGAGGGCATGTATCAAGGGTGAAAGTACACAAGGAGCATTAGTGTCATGTTGGATTAAAGCAGGTGATGGCGATACTATTTTAGATGCTGCCGTCACAACTGGTAATGGATTTTCATCTTCAAGTGGAGCGGCTAATTTAGCGGACGGTACTATTTTGACTTTTAGTAAGGATGTCACATCAGTTTGGGATATGGGTGTTAATCTTAATGGTGTTATTTTTGGTTTTTATCAGCGGTCAACAAGCGGTACGGAAGTATTAGAAATAACAGAGATGTATTTAGAATTTACAACATACATACCCATTGACACCAATAATGGTAAAGCTAAAAACCAAGAAATGCCTGATGTACTATATATTGGCGCTGATGGTACAACTTTAGATGGATATACCAATCCATCTGATCATGGACCAACTGAAGTGCATGAAAATATATTAGTAAACTTTGGTCCTGGGGCAAGTAATATTGATAGTACAACTCAAGCAGCAGTTGAGGGTGAATTTAATGCTAATGGTTTAGTGCGATGCACTATTGACGATCCTAATATGACTGTACAGGACGCATTAAATAAATTGCAAAAAGAAGCAGGATTTATATCGTATGTACGACCTAGTGATGGTAAAGTGTATTATTTACTCGAAGATGCTGGTGATAAATCATCTGATCCTGGAATAGAAGCTGTATTAACCACTGCTATGTACCGTAATCCTGTATTTGGCACAATACCATTATCGCAAATGCTTTGGAAAGTGACATATAATTATGATAAGCATCCTGCAAAAGGAACGTATTTAACTGGATCGACTACCCAAGACACAACAACAAAAGGCACTTATGATTTTGGCGATAATGACGGTGTGGCAACATTTAATTTAGATTGGGTTAATGAAACAAGAGGGCCGGTCAATTTAATTAATCTTTTTAAATACCAGCGCATGACTGCGCAATGCGAGATATTAGACCCAGCTAAATGGACATTAGAAATTGGGGATGTCATTACTTTTAGCGATCCACCAGCAGATTTTAGATTGCGTGATAGTAGTGCGGCATATACTGACTATCAATTTCGTATTACTGAAACAACTAGGACAGTTAACTCTTTAAAGATTAAAGCAATGGAAGTGTATAAAGCGTAATGGCACATAAGTTATTATTTGATAATGTAAGTACACGTAGCGCTACTCTTAACGATGGTTTAGTGGTAGAAAACACAGAAACAGAGGTATTTGCCTTTTCTGATGCTACAAGCATTACAAATGAAAGTCGAGCTATTGATAGAAATTTTACCAATGCAATAAGTTCATTTGGCACTGGTACACAATCAGGAACTGATTTTCCTGAAAATGATGCATTGCAATTTGATTTTGGTAGTGCTAAAACAATTGATTTTGTAGCATTATATTTTAATGCTGCTGAAACAGATAGTATTAGGATACATTATGATGACGCTGCAACTGGCAATACTACAGAATTTAATGCTTTTACTGACAATTATGCAGTTGGTTGGAATATTAGAACATTTAATGAACAATCTAAAAGATATTGGATTGTGGAAGCTGCATCAGGAACGGTAGATGGTATTACAGAAATATTTTTTGGTTCTGCGTTAGAATTGCCTGTAGATGGAGCTGGTATTACGATAGAAAAGCCATATAATTCTTTTGTTAGTAGTACATATAACAATACAGAGTTTTCTAACAAAATAGACACAGAATTGCGCAAATGGACATTGCAATTGCCAATTATAACGGAATCCGACAAAACAAGCTTAGAATCTTTACAGTCTGACTATAGCAATTTATATACTTTTGTATATTATGATGAAAGTACATATCATACTGTTAGACTTGCAAAACCGTTAACATTTAACCAGGTTGCGACCAATACGTATTCTACTAATATAACATTGCGAGAAGAAGGTTAACAATGGCAGCTACAATTTACTATGATAAAAATGGTTTTTATGATGCTAGCGTTGCAGCAGGTACGATCAATAGTAGTAATGTATTTGCTGCTAGTAGTTCTATTACAAACCCGGAATATATTTCAGATGAGGGCATTGACAACGCAATGACAAATGTGGCCAATGAGGACGCAGTTCAATTTACATTCTCTACTGGGGTGACAAATAATTTTGTAGCATTGTACTTTACATCTGCAATGACTGAAACTATTGCATTGCATTATGATAATTCTAGTAGTGGTGCAGCAGCAGCTACATTAACTATTACTGCTGATTTTAGTGCAGGTTGGAATGTATCTGAATTTACCTTACCAGCACCATTTCAATATTGGCTTATTAAAGCACATGGTACTGTAGCAGGACTATCTGAGGCTTTAATTGGTTCAAAACTAGCTTTACCACTTGAGCCAAGTGCTACTATTATTACAGAACATAAATTTGGATCAGAGCAAGTAAAAGCTTATGGTGCAAATAGATATTACATTGAAAAGCATAATAGCTATAAAATCTTAACTGTTAGTTTTGATCATATGACTTCTGCAAATAAAACAACAATGCTAAGTTTTTCTAATACGGTTACAGACCGCAAACCTTTTATCTATAGCGAGGATGGCACTACTGGACCATTTCATTGGGTGCGATTAATGAGACCGTTAACATTTAAAATGGTAGCACCAGACATATGGTCATGTCAAATGGTAATGAGAGAATTAATCTCTTAACTTTGACCAACAATTTGATATAGTTTATTCACAATACCTTTATTGCGATAGCGCTGCTCTTCTATTGTTTCACCAGCATAATGATTGACAATTACTTGCGTTGACCTATCACCAATTGCTTTTGCAGCATCATTTACATTATGATATTCTTTACGCGCTATTTGTGACTTCATTCTACGTAAGTCATGGCAGGTAAACTCTATGCCTGTTATGGTACTAATCTCACGTATTTTGCGATTTAGAGTCTCATATGAATAGTCTAGTGGCCTGGCATAGCCGCGCTTATGCCATTTATAAAGTATAGCAACCACATCATCATGTATCTCAACAGTTTCTCTAATGCGCTGTTTTGATTTTTGCTGAATTTGCATTGTTTTTTCTTCAAAGTTAATATGTTCCCAATGTAACTCTTTATATGGTTGATTTGCATTTCTACCAATTAATTCATTAGCACGTAAACCGGTAATAACATAAAGAGCAATCAAATCACGCTGATACTGGTCTAAGCCATCATGCTGGAATAAATCTCGTATCTCACTAGTTGTCCATGTTTTAAATTGTACTGCTGGTTTTTCATCTAGCTTATATCTATCACTTTTTTTCATTATTGGTTTAGATATGTATTCCTGGTCATAGGCCCAATTAAACATGATCATTATATCATTCATATAGCTATCAATACCATTGCGACTGCGTCCACGTATTACTTCTTCGTGCCTTTTATATATCTCCCATCCTGTTACTTCTAAGCCATCTATCTCACGTGTCATTGTTCTGATGTTTTGTGCAATAGTGTCACCAGGAAAGACGCGTAGCAAACTATTATACATAGCATTATAAGTACGAATTGTTTTTATATTATTTTTATTAGCCAATACATTATTTTTATGCAAATTGATAATTTCTTGTATAGTCACTGGCTTTTCAGATTTATGTAACTCACTTTGCCAGTCCATATCATTTTTCACAAGCAATTCAATTTTATGCCAATGAGCTAATGCCATCACAGCATCTTGTTTATTATTATAATAATCTTTTTTTCTTCCCTTGATAGGATGTTTATAAGATACATAAAATAAATTGCGGTGTTTGTTTGGTTGCATACTTGCCATAATATCCTCTCTAATGTTGACTAATATTACACATTTGTGAACAAAATTCAAAATAAAACTTGTAATTATAAAAGTGTTCACATTAAGTTCATTATACGTTTATGGAAACTACACATACTAAAGTCAAATTCAGCGAGTTATTATCTGTAAATAAAATTTCACAGAGAAGACTCAGTGCATTAATAGGCATAAGTCCTGCACTCCTTACGATGATGCTTAAAGGCGAAAGAACCTTCCAATTTAGACACAAAGATAATATTGCAAGAGTTTTTGACGTTAATGAAACAAGCATCATTTGGCATGAATAATTTGGGGCGATCTCCTTCTTGTATACAGTTTTGCTGTATGGTTCTATCCTCTCAATCGAATCAAAGAATCGCCCCATGATCTTTACTATCCACATACCAAAAGACGCAGCAAGGTTTGCACAAAAGCTGCGCAAACTACTTACAAACAACAAAATTACTACAGATACATATGTGCCTGAAAATGCAACTATTGGTATTAAAGCACATGAAATTATTAATCAAAAAATATTAGGCAAAGTTGTTGGTCTAATACAAAGAAGTGGTTATGAAATAACAACGAACAATAAAATAAGGAGTAAAACATGAGCAACAGTTTAAGTGGTATTGATATTCCTGCTAGTGGTTCAGGCGATTTATTTATGAAAAAGCTAGAGCAGGGTGAAAATAGATTGCGCATTCTTACAACACCAATTGCAGGATATGTATGGTGGCCTGAGAATGAAAATAAACCAGTGCGAGTAAAACAAGCAGGTGATATAAAAACTGGTGAAGATGCAAAATACTTTTGGTTTTTGACTATTGCTATTAATGGTGAAGTCAAATTCTTAGAGATAAAGCAAAAAACAATTCTTGGTCAGATCAAGGCTCTTTCTGACAATAAAGAATGGGGCGAAGTGCAGGATTATGACATTACGATAACTCGTAGCGGTCAAGACCTGGAAACACAATATACCGTCGTTCCAAACCCTAAAAAGGCTGTAGATGCGGATGTTGCAAAACAATGGGCCGAAATGAAAGAACGATACAACCCGGACAATCTTTTTACCAATGGAACTCCGCTAGAGGCCGGTGAAGAGAAAGCACAGGACGATGAAGAGGAATTGCCGTTTTAATGAATGTAGCTAAAAAAGGTTACAGGGGTGAAGTTGAGGTCAAGGAATTGCTCCTTGACCTTGGCTTCGATGCAGATCGCTCTTGGGGTTCAGATGGCAGGGCATTTGGACTTGCTTCAGATATAGATATTAAAGCAACACGTGGTGATTTAGAACTACATGTACAAGTCAAGAGGCGTAAGAAGATTGCAAGTTACTTAGAATTTAAAAACGCAAACCTAGTTGCTGTTCGTCAGGACCGTGGCAAGTGGGTATTTATAATGAGCGAGGAGATGTTTAAAGATGTGCTTCGCGTGGAATAAACATTTAACATCCGAGGGCAAAAGACATAACGAGAAAGTTGAGTCTGACAAAGGGTTGGCGAACCAGTCCTCGGATAGAATTCCGGCATCAAAATGCTTTAAAATCAACACCCAGGTTGGCGTAGGCGGTAAGCTGCCTGATGCCGGAAAGAAATACAGAGGATAAAATATGAGTTATGATTACCAAAAAGATTTAAAAGAAGTAGTAGACAAAGCTGTTAAAAAGTATGGCAGTATGGAAAAAGCCATCTTTGAAATGAATGGCCATATTCTTGATTTAAGTACAACATTAAGTGGCATAAGAGAATTACATGACAGCGAAGAATAAAATGATAGCCATTGTGGGCGATGCTATTGTCAGAACGCTAACACACTACGCCAATACGCAGCCAAATCTAGCTAGTGATACTACTAGGCATAAAATAGCTAGTGATATACTAGATGATGTTATTCGCGTTCTTGAAAATCCAAAGTTTAAGAAATGAACAATAAAGAATTTTTAGAGTACAGAGACAAGTTTGTTGCGGAAGCGTTAGACCTCAGTGACTCCAAATCAATAGAGTACACGATATCTAATGAAGACAAACATTACAATTTCAAACATGTTGCTTCAAGGCTAGGCATTACATCACAACAAGCAATGATGGTTTATGTATTAAAACACATCGATGCTATTTGTAATGATGCTAAAACCGGGAAACAGCAGAGTGATGAAACAGTGCGCAGTAGATGTCAGGATATTATGAATTATGCCATACTGTATGCATCGCTCCATGAAGAACATACCAAGGAAACTAAAAATGATCGTAACACTAAATCAAGTGGAACAAAATTTAGCAAAAGAGGTCGGGATAAAACGCCATCAGCAAAACCTAGCAAATGGAACGAACTCCAGCGCACAAAGTGAGCCTGAAAATGATATAAATGGCTTTGCTGGCGAGCTTGCTGTAGCACGCGTAATCAATGCCTATCCTGATTTAACTATTGGCCCTCATAGAAGAGGCTATGATTTAAAGATGCGAGGCAATCAAGGTGAGAATGTCCGCATCGACGTAAAAACTACCAAACACAATCCTGGGTACTTAATAGCAAAACACTGGCGCAAAGTCACTGACTGTGACATGTATGTATTAGTAAGCGGCAAAATGCCGCGATACGAAATACAGGGATGGTGCTATAGTGTGGAGTTAATCAATAGAAGCAACCTCAGTGATATGGGTTACGGCGAACATTACCATATGGAACGATCACAACTGAGGGTGTGGAAAGATGCATAGCAATAGTGTTGGTAGGATTGGAGAATTAGCTGTGCGCCAGGAATTATTAAGCCAAGGATATAAAGTGTACTTGCCGGAAGTAGATATACAGCATGTTGATTTAATAGTTGAAGTAGACAATGGTGCTTTTAAACGTGTGCAGGTCAAGACAATTACAAAGCTGACCACTGCTACTGCGATGCAGGTGCGGTGCGTAAAATATGTTAATAGTGGCCGTGTAGATGTTGTAGCGGTGTATTATGTGCCTAAAAAAATATGCGCCTTTGTGCCATATAATAATGAGAAGATGATCAGTCTTGCTATTACGACTGCAAAAAATAATCAAACTCATAAAAGACAATGGTTCTATCAATATGAGCGATTCCCGGAGTTTAGTTAATGAATCATTATGCAGGTAGTATCTCATTTGACAATGACCAGGGTGAGTGGGAAGACTGGATCGTGACGGCAATGGATTATAAAACATTGGTTGAAAAAATGATTAGGGCCAAGTCTATGCGCAAGAATGCAGAAGTGCATTTTGCAGTGCTAAAAATGGGTAAAAAAGAATTTGATATAACAGAAAAGGTGAGAAGTGAATGCCAATAACAAAACATCACAAAAAGAAATATCCGAATTCAGAATGGGTTCGGCGAAGAAACATACGTCGGGCAGCACAACGCCTAGCTTCAAAACACGATACATCCGACATTGTGGAAGCTACGGTGGATTCCAAAGAGCGCTTGGAAGAAGTCCGTTCGACACCAGCGAAACCGAAACAAAAAGGCTTGTGGCAAAGAAGCATGGGCGCAATAAAGCGTGCTTTTGCGGGTCAGAGAGGAAGTTAAAGAAATGTTGCCTAATTGGGTAATCCGAGAAAAAACCATAAAAGAACTGTATGAGGGCAGAGTAAATTCTATTGAAGAAAAACGAGGTAGAAAGCTGCTTGTAGATAAATTAATTAAAGCATGCCCAGTATGTAAAAGAACATATGAGTCAGTTAACCCTAATAAGAATTGTGGTAAATCTATTATGTATTATAAAGTAGGTCACATACCTACATATGGTAAAGAAAAAGTAGTATGCGAGAAGTGCAAGTAAGATGCGTTTGCTTGATCTATTTAGTGGGATTGGTGGATTTCACAAGGGATTTGAGCAAGCAGGATATGAATTTGAATGGGTAGGTTTTTCAGAAATAGACAAATACGCAAGTGCGGTCTACAAGCACAGATTTCCTAATGCAAAAGAACTCGGAGACATTAGCGCTATTCGACCAGAGCGAGATTTACCAGATCACATTGACATCCTTTGTGGAGGATTTCCATGCCAAGCATTTAGCCAGGCTGGAAAGCGAAAAGGATTTGATGACACCAGAGGTACTTTATTTTTTGAAATTGCACGGCTTTTACGACATTACATCGAAACTGGAAAGCCAATCGACCATTTTGTACTCGAAAATGTTAAAGGCCTACTTAGTCACGACAATGGACGCACATTTGCTGTCATCTACGGAGTTCTTACCGACCTTGGTTATACCGTTGAGTGCCAACTGCTTAATACTAAGTGGGTTTTACCCCAAAATAGAGAGCGGATATACATTGTTGGACATATTGGAAGAGGAAGTAGAGCCAAAGTATTTCCTATCACAGAAGATGATAAACGGAATTATGAAGAGCAACTTTCAAGAGCGCAAGCCAAAGGACAAGGACAAGGCGTGCAGCACACTCAAGATAGGCGGGGATGTGCCTTGCCTGGAGATGGACAAGTGAAAGCTGTAATAGATACTAATAGGCCAAATAAAAATCAAAACGGGCGTAGAATGAAAGAAGATGGTGAGCCAATGTTTACACTTATAGGTCAAGACCAACATGGGGTTGCAATTGATTATTATAAAAATAGCAAGACACAGACTAAGCGAATTTATAATGATAGTGGCATTGCGCCAACCATACCATCAAGAGGTGAAAACACAGGTCAAAATTCACCAATTATTAAGGTCAAAGAAGCCACAAGCAAAGGCTATGCCACGCAGACCTTGGATACAGGTATGGAGCAGGCAACGATACACCCAAATAAGATAAAAATCTTAGATGATTACAATAGTAAAATAAGAGAAGATGGTGCAACGCCTACTCTAACACAAAATTCAGGTAGTAAAGCAAAAAGAAATGGTATTAAAATAATAAGTAATTCTATTCGCCGTCTTACACCAATAGAGTGTGAGCGCTTGCAAGGATTTCCTGATAAGTGGACATCTAAAGGCAATCTTGATGGTAAGGTGGTAGACATTTCAGATACACAAAGATATAAACAATGTGGTAATGCAGTAAGTGTGCCAATAGTTCAACTAGTAGCAAGGAGTATATATGATAATTTACGAATGGATAGCTAATCTTTTTATTCTAGCAGTGTCACTAGTAATGTTTGGCGCATGTACTATTATGCTACCAGCTGCAATAGATATAATAGTAACATGGTTAAAGAAAAGGGATGAGGCATGAGCAAATTTGCATTACATGGCACAAGGTACGTCAATGATGATGGTGAAAAAGTACCTAGTGTGACAACAATTATTAATCAACACTTAGGTTGGAATAAACAAGTATTAATTAACTGGGCCAAACGAATTACATTGGGCGGTCAGGATGCAGATAAAGTATTAAATGAAGCTGGTGACATTGGTACATTATTGCACCTGTTGATCGAGGGCCATCAGCGAGGCTTTGATGTGGATACCAAGGATTATAGCTACAACCAGGAGAAAGCTGCGATGAAAGCGTTTGCAGGGTATTTGCAGTGGTATGAAAAGAAGAACTTTAAGTCACTTGCTAATGAATTAGTATTGGTTAATGAAGAGCTTCAGGTGGGTGGCACAATTGACTGTATTGGTAAGATGGATGACGATCTAGTAATAGTAGATTGGAAAACAGCAAAATATCTATACCCTGAAAATAAACTGCAATTAGCTGCTTATACCTATATGTATGAACAGGCACAACCCAAAGCAAAGATATCACATGGCCTTGTGATGCGCTTTGGGAAAGAGGATGGCAAGTTTCATCAACATGTCATTAAAAGAGAGAAATTAGAAACCGGGATTGAAATATTTAAGGCACTTATAAAAATCTCACAGCTTAAATCCAAACTTTGATCCGGCCGTCGCAGATATTTACCGATATTAATTCGGTAGGTAATCGTGCGCGTTGTCCTAAGTGTGGTGATGGAAAATCAAATTATCCTGTACAAATTGAGCCTGACCATGCGTATTGTCATCGATGCCAACACACATGGCATTTTGAGGATAATAAGATAGATAAAATGCCTGATATAAAGCCACCAATTGTACGAGAGCCATTATATGTAAAAAGTAGCGGAGCTGTTAAAAAATCTAATTACAGGCAGCATCGTGAAAATTTTTTAAACCATTCCGATAAAGTTATAAAAAAACTGCAACTTCCCTGGAATGAGACTGCACGTGACTCACGCTATGGGATTGGCGTGCGTAATAATAATGAAGAAATGCAGCTTGTGTTTCGTATTAATGAAAATCACATCAAACGGCACAAGGGTGAGCAGTTTGGTGACGCAGAATGCAAAATATACCCTAATATAGCAGATATAAACCCGACAGGCACGCTACTTATCTGTGAGGGTGAAAAAGATGCCGTTAGCGCAGAATGTTATGGATTCCCGGCCATTACGTTCACTTCAGGTGCTAACGGCATCCCTAAAGATATAAGCGCATTGGATACATTTAGTTCTATTGTGATCTGCTATGATGCTGATGAGAGTGGGCGCAAGGGTGCGTTGGCGCTTGCTAAAAAATTATATCGTCAAAATATTATCATCAAAATATTAGAGCTTAGTGACGAGATGGACCTAACGGACTACTTTGTGGCAGGTCATACAGCAAATGACCTACATACGCTTATTGATCGGTGCAAGGTATTTGGAAGCAAGCCTGAAGACTTTGGTGGCGATCCAATGTATAAAGTGTTCGATTTTATGGATACATTCCAAGATGAGGTCGAATATATCTGTGATGAGATATTATTATTAAATGGACGCACAAGTGTAGCGGGTGGTACAAATGTGGGCAAAAGCCTATTTGCATTGCAATTTGCGCTGTGTGTGGCGATGGGTGTACCATTTATGACATTTCGTGTACCAAGGCCCAGGCGAGTGCTTTTGGTGCAATTTGAGATGATGGACGCAATGGTTACAGATAGGTTAAGACCAATGGTCAATGCATTACTTGATAAGCACCCAGAGAAGCGTGAGACTTTAGGAAAGAACCTGGAAATCATTAGCGCAGATAAAAAACAGTTATTTGAAAATGCATACGAAAAGATCACAGGCAATCTTATGGCCACAAACAATCGGTTTGAAGTGCTGATCATTGACAACCTATATACTAGTAGTGAGGTTGATACGGTCAAGAATGATCAGCTTCGTAACCTTATTAGTACAATTGAAAACATTAAAAATGAGTTTCGGTTAAGCATTTTGGTTGTAGCACATCATAAAAAGATGGCCGAAAAGCAAATACCATTGGATACATCTATGGTGTTTGGTGGTTCATTTTATTCATTTTGGCTAGACAATCTTATACAATTGGCATCGACATTTCACGAACCATTGAAAGTGATGAAGATCACCAAGACCAGGACCAATAGCGAATTTCATAACCTGGCGCTTGGTATCAAATTGGTGTCGGATGCTGAAAAAGAGCATCTTGCTTATGAGTATCGGCAGCCACTTCCAAAAGGTGAAGTGTTCTGGTACCGGGAGCAAGAACATACGGATGAGGATCGCGTATTAGATAATATTAAATCAATGGGTGACAATTTTACATACAATGACATGGCTGAAAGTTTAGCCGAAACACTACAAATTACTAGCAGCAAAAGTGTAAGTTCATGGCTAAAAAAGCTTATAAAGCAAGAAAGAATTATTAAAATAGAGCGCGGAATTTATGCTAAAAACAAGACAGATATTGAAAATTTACTTACTTAACCGACACGCGAGAGAGGTAAAGTAGGTAAAGTAATGTGAACACTTACTTTACTTACTTTACTTACTTTACTTATATTTACTGTCGGTGTGAACATTTTTGACAAAATACAGGCAATTCACACTTGCCCTCTTTCACCTGATGAAGATCAGCTTTGCATCTTTGCTATGCCAGTAAATGATACGGTCCACTGTAAAGCTGTTTTTGGCTGGTGGGATGACCTGGATGTTAAATTGCATGAACGCTGTTTTGGCAGACTTCAGGGTAGGGATAAATTGCTTTGGAGAAACAGGCAGCTGCATGGCTGGACAAAAGGCAAAGGATCGAAAAAAAAGAACAAGCGGCATGCCAGGCTGCAACGTACAAAATTTTAAACCCTTTGGCCAATAATATAAAACCCTTTACAAAATAATATAAAAGAGCCTAAAAATGTGCAAAAAAAAGTGAAAAATTGGCTTTTTTGCTGGACCATGTAACAGGATTTCACCTGGTTTAAAACCAAAAAAAAGCCGCATAAATTGCGGCTAAAACACAAAAAAGCTAGATCAAATTAAATATATATAGCACAAAAAAAGCCGCATTAATGCAGCTTAAAACATAAAAAACCCTGGAATAATTCCAGGTAGGACCAAAAAAAACCCGCATAAATGCGGGCTTTTTGTTTGTTTGTGGTTTATTTATTGATCATCTACTAATTTTAAAACGGATTTTATGGTGCTATTTGCTGTTTTCTTATCTGGCGCTAAACAATAAACCATATTAAAACAAGCCCGCAAAACACCCTCAACAATTGCTAGTGTTTCAAAGCTGCTCCAGTGCTTCGTACTATGTAAAAATTCATTAGTCTCATTTAGTACGGTATTAATATTATTTATATAATTGCTCATATGTTTTTATTCTCCTTTTTGTTTATTCCTCAATTAATAACAGCATAAAGCCGCAAAATGTTAAAATAATAATTGTAATAAATAAATCATGATAGCCTAAATTGTTGACGGTTAGAATTCTATTAAGTAATATCATTTTTTTATCTCTTGTAATCTGTTGTAGTAATCTAGTATATCATTAAAGAATAGCGGCGCGCCGTTTATTATAATTATATCATTGCTCAAACATACATCAGTATTATTTGAATAATTGCCGCATATCTTATTAAATACTTTTAAAGCTATTTTTTTACGTTGTTCAAATGTCATATTCTTTGCGCAAAAATCAATAATATTTTTTTTTAAATCTCCAATAGTTTGCGGCTGATCATATGAAATAGTTACAATGGTTTTATTGTTATAATATATTGAAACTAAGTCTATATCATCCCAGTATAAATCTTCATAGTTTGCGCTATGCTTACCGCCTAATAATTTAAAAATTATCTTATCACCTAATAATATTTTTAATATTTCATCACGTTCAATTCTCAATCCATTAGGACCTGTAATTTTAATGGTATCTTGTTTTTTATAATTCATTTTTGCACCTCTGTTATATAGTTATGATCAATCCAGGCCGCGCAAAGCTTTATTAATTCATTATGTTTTAATTTATGCTGGCAGCTATCAAAGCCAGCCGCACGGACCATTAAACCTGGGCCGCGTTTATCTAATACATAAACGCTGTAATCTGTACCGCTCCAGGTAATTAAACAATCCTTGTAAGTTGTTGTGTTTTTTGTTTTAAAAACTACATTATAAATATTAATTGTTTGCCGCTCATATTCCATAGCATACCAATAAAGCGCACTTACTACGCTTTTATCAATAAGTTGCGGCGGTTTGACTTCGTATTTTAAGCGCTTTAATGTTTTATAATACTGCATTGCTACCGCTTTATTATTGAATTTTTCAAAGCCGTAATAATCTTTTTTATAATATTCTATTAAATACATTTTTTCACTTTCCGCAATATCCAGGCCGGCACAAATGACAGCGGCCTCAATGCTGTTAATATAATTATTTTTGCTGTTAGATTAATTATATTTATGATCATTTTAATATAATTCATTTTTTAGCTTTCTGATTTATTTTTTTAAAATATGTACCATTTAAAACCGCTATAACTACCGGCGGCGCTGTTGCTAATACGCGCTTTTTAGCGTCGTAAATTTCTGTTGGTTTTAGTTTTGTTTTCATTTTTTATCCTTATGGTTTTTTAAATAATTATTGATTTTATTCTTTTGTGGACTATGTGCCGGAAAGTAGACAATTGATTTCCTATTAGGTACGGCGCAAATTTGACACGTTGCGCAATCTGTGAGCGGCTGCGGCTTTGCATTGTTTTCTGTGCCTGGTTTTATTCTTGTTGCGGGGCATTGAATAAATGATTTATTCTTATATTTGAAAGCGCCGCTTTCATGTTCCGGGGCAACAGATACAACAGGACCGGCGTTTAGTTTGCTTAATTCTATCGCATGATCGTAATTATTGCCGGATAAATTCACAACAAAGCCGGCGCGGTTCATTGCTTTAATGATAATATTATTGCCGTATTTAAACGGGTTATAATGAGTATATGTAAAACCGCGGCGGCCTCTATTTGCTGCCGTTAATTGCTCGCAGCTTTCGCCATCTAGTTTTTTATTATCGCCGGGTAGATCGCCGGCTTGATTATGCCGCCAAAGCTGGCCAGGTTTTAAGTTACGTATTTTATTCAGGAATTGCGCAAAGCTGCCGCCGCGTGTTTTCTTTGTGACTTTGTTCCAATGCCACGAAAGCGGGCCTATATCTGCATAACAGCCGCCTACATTGCTATTATTAAACGGACATTCGGCCGGGCATGTTTGCGCTGTTGTTGTGCTTACCGGTATTGGTCCGGTCTTTTCATTGCTGCTTTTTAGTGTTAAATGTGTTTGATAATCTGTTTTCATTGTTTTCTATCCTCTCAAATAGTGTTCAAATCTAATATACTTTTATTGTTAATTCCTAATACTTTGTGAACAATCTTTATATAGTATTATGGCAATAGATCGGATTAAAATAGAATTCCAGCGCCGTATTGATCATGGTTTATACATATTGATACAGCTTGGCGGCCGTCGTCGTGTGACATTAGATTAATAATCTAATATGTAACATTTTAAACATGATACCACAAGGCCAAGCCATTTCTCTCTACGAAGTCACTCCCTAAAAATTTTTTTCTCTTTTTGTGAACACTCTGCACTGCGTACATTCACGCAATATATGAATTGGGTTGAACTGACAGACGCAGATGCGGAACGCTTAGTCAGGGCCGTCACTCGCGCAAAAGATTATGCAAAAAAGATGGCAATCTTCCAAAGCGCTTTCATCGAAGAGGAACACCGCTGGTTACAGCTTGCAGCGCACGACCTTTACGACGAACTATCCCCAAGAGAGCGAGAAGTATTCAAAATGCGCATTATGCAACACACATTCCCCATCATCGCCGATGCCCTAGGCATTAGCGAAAGCAGCGCCAAGACTTACTGGCTCAGAACAATGGCAAAGTGCAGTAAGCTATTTATGTCGACGAATAAGCTATAAGTAATGGATAATAGACACGATATACCGCCTGAAAAGGTTAAAATGCTTGCTAGTTTTGGTTGTACATACATTGAGATCGGCAAATACTTTGGTTGCTCAGAAAAAGTAATACGCGAGCGCTTTCGCACAGAATATGAGCAAGGCAAAGAAGAAATGAAGCTTTCCTTGCGTCAGCTCCAATGGAAACACGCTGGTCAAGGCAACACAGCGCTGCTTATCTTCCTGGGCAAGAATTATTTGAATCAAACAGACAAATCACAAGTCGATATGACCGGCAACCTGGAAACAGTGCTAAAAGAAGTAGGGTTTCAAGGTAACCCAATGGATGATCCAGCAGATAGTTCACAAAGAGAAATTGTGGAAGCTGGTGGGGTACAAACCGACCCCGCAACAGCTTAGTCTTCATAACAGCAAAAAACGCTTTCGTATAAACTGCCAGGGCAGGCGCAGTGGCAAATCCTACTCAGCAGCATACGAAATACTCCCCTGGCTTTTAACGCCAAACACACGAGGCTGGATCGTATCACCAAGCTACAACCTATCGCAAAAGATTGCACGTATCATTAAAGAAGATATTATGGTCAAGCTCAAATTGCCTATTGAGAACAAGAAAGAGGTCAATGGCGATCTGTACTATATGAAACTTGCTGGACTTAACTCGGAGCTGTCGGTCAAGTCAGCAGACTCACCTGAATCCTTGATCGGCGAGGGCATCGATTACTTAGTTATAGATGAAGCCGCAGCGCTTTCAAACAAATTGATATGGGAACAATACCTGCGCCCAACACTATCCGACCGTCAAGGCTGGTGCTTAATGGTATCCACGCCACGTGGATTTAACTGGTGGCATAAGTTATGGGAAAGAGGCAAGGATAGTAGTTATCCTGACTGGGAAAGCTGGCAGCATCCCAGCAGTGAATCACCATTTTTTAAGGATCAAATAGAAGATTTAAAAAAGGAACTAACCAATGAAACTTATTTACAAGAATATGAAGCTCAATTTACCTCATTTTCCGGCAAGGTCTACCCATTCAACTCCACTGTTCATGTACGCAAAGACCTCAAATACAATCCCAGCTTACCAGCATACTGCTCAATCGACTTCGGTTACCGCAAACCAGCAATTGTATTCTGTAACATCGACTTTAAATCAAAAGGATTACCAACTATCTATCAATTTGACGAAATAGCAATGGTTGAAAACATTAAAACAGAAGATTTAGCTGATATGGTCCGTAAAAAACCATATCAGATTGCTGCATACTTTGGTGATCCTGCTGGTGGCGGTAGAAGTAGTCAGTCAGGCATTAGTGACATACAGATTTTTTGGCGCAAGGGCATGCGAGTACGTTTTCGTAAAGATGCAATGACCAGGAATGTGGTCAATGGCGTATCTCATATGCGTAGATGGTTTGAAGATGCAAATGGAGATGCACATTTTTTTGTTTCAGATAAATGTAAAGGATCAATACAAAGTTACGAAAATTATCGCTATCCTGAGAACAAAGCTGAACAGACTATTAAAGAAGAGCCTTTAAAAGATGGCGTATTTGATCATGTAAATGATGCGATGCGTTATCTGATTTGTAATCTTTTTCCTATAAAGAGTAGAATGGCCGGTGTAATTGATTGGTAAACATATATGGTAACAATTCCTGATTTATCGCAAGGTGCGGTAGCAGATTCATTAAAGAAAAAATTACGTTATATAGAAGACGAGCGTGTACGCGAACGCGATTATCTCATGGACTGGTACGAGGGTATCAATATTGAGAGCTATGTAAAGCATTATTTTAGCATAGAAACGATTCGCCAAGCACCCATTATAAATTCTAACATTACTGGAAGAGTCTGCGCTGTACGCAGTATGACATATAAGCGCCCGCCTAGAATGCGCGCTGCGGATGCCTACCTTGCCTCCATAAACGTCCACAGTCTCAATGCCCAGCGCAGACTACTTGAGAGATTGACATTCTTGCTAGGTTCTATGGCATTTCGTTCTAAATGGAATGAACTAGAAGAGAAACTGGAATATGAGATTCTATCTCACTTTGAACCATTGTTCTTAGCTGGTGATAGTAGAGAAAAGCCTATTGGTGTATGTTATCCAATAGAATATCAGGGGAATGCAAGAAATCAACAGCCACTTCATGCAGTATGGACCGAATCTCGCCCAGGTTACCAGGGAGAGCATTATTTGCTCGATGAGCATGGAGCAAAGATTAGCGTCAATGAGAATGATATTAATCCTTATGGCGTATTGCCGGTATCATTTACACACCGCTACCCACCAATCCGGGATTTTAATAGTGTAAAAAATGCAATGGATGTGGCCAAAGCAGATTTGGCTTTAAATGTTGCAATGTTGGAATTAGAAATTGCAGTGCGCTATGGCGCGATGGGAATTAAGTTTGTTACAGGAGTGGATGATGCATCACGTATACAGATTGGCACAGATAAGATACTTTATTTACCTGAAGATGCAAATTTTGGTGTAACGAATGCCGGTGGTTCTTTGGCTGAGATTGTAGATGCTACAAGATTTTTTGTAGAAACTACGCTAAACAATAATCATATTAGAGCTAAGTTCGCTAGAGATGATGCAGGCAATGCTCCATCAGCAGCTAGTTTATCTATTTTGGAGATGGAAGCTCGCGATATTACTACTGGAGAAAAAGAAGACACCTGGCGGCCCTGGGAACAAAAGCGCTACAAGGTTGATAGAGAAATACTTCGTGTAGAAGCAGGTATCGATGTTGGTGAAGAGTATTCTGTAGATTACTTAGAGCCAAATTATGCCCTCACACCTGACACGGAGATCGCACTGTGGACATGGCGCTTTGAACAAGGCTTGGCCACTAAGCAGGATTATTTTGATTATATGAATCCTGATGCATCCCAGGAGCAACGTGCAGAATTTGAAAATAGAATTCAAGAAGAGCCACAAGAAGACCAACCAGTAAATCGCTTACTAAGCAGACTGCAAAATGCCGATTGATGAAGCACTTGAAGCATATCTTGCCAGTTTAGACAGCGCCCAGCAGGAATTTTTAAATGATGTGGAAGAACTTCAAGAAGAGGGTCTTACAACAGAAGAAGTATTACTATTTATCGCTGCAATTGACCTTACGACCTATTTTATTGAAGACCTGGGCCTATCTACCGGAATCAACGCCTATATGGGTGCAACGGAAGCTATTCTTTCTGATCTGCCGTTTTTTGGAGCTACATCCGAAGCAAAACTCATGGCTTTACAGAATGTACAACGCACAATGATCAGTAATTTATCTCGCAATGTTGCTTCAAGCTTACAAGTTGCTATGGCGCAAGGCATTGCAAATAATTTAAATAGAAATGATATGCAAGATTTAATGAGTAATATTGTTAAGGGTAATCGTGCAGATGCTACAATCACCACAATGCTTTCTACATATGAGCAAAGCGTTATTGCTACGATGGCCGAGGGATTACCTGAAAATACTTTATGGAATTATGTTGGACCACGAGATGAGAAGAATAGACCGGTCTGTAGAGAGTATTTAGGCAAACAGCCACTAACAAAGAAACAAATACGTGCAATTAAGCCTGATGGATTTGAGTTTCGGGGTGGTTGGCGATGCAGACATCAATGGCAGCCAATAGATGGTTAAATTTACAGATTTAATTAATTTTTCTAGTTCTGATCTTAACAAATCAGCAAAAAAAATTGTAAACAGGCATGTCCTGCAAATTAAAAGTGGTATTGATGCATTTGGACAAAAATTCAAACCATATTCGGTAGGATATCGTAGAAAAAAAGCAGGCAATAAATTTAAAAGTCAAATTAGTACTAAAGTAAGTCCACCTGACTTAACACTAACTGGAAATATGTTGAAAAAATTTGAATTAGTTAGTACGCGACATACTGGTGAATTACAGATCAAATATGGCATAAAAGATAAAAAGCAAGGTGGTAAGTTAGTCGAGAACAATGAAACTCGTGTCGTCGCTGGTGGTAATAGAGTAGGGCCAATGGTCCAAAAAGAAATTTTACAAATGTTTGCAGATAATCTGCAAAAAAATGCAAAAAGACTTTCACGCCAACGAATTGAAGTGAAATGGTAATGAAAAGGAGACAGTATGTCTGAAGATAATGTGCAGAGCGCACCTGGTGACAAACCATATGTCGAGCGACCACCAGTAGAAAAAGCAGTCGCTACAGAGGCGGTGGCCGAAGAAACACAGGATCAACCAGCTAACCCGGAAGTTGGAGATTTGATCGCAGAGTCAAAGAAGTATCGGGCGAGAAGTCAAAAAGCAGAAGCAGAACTTGCAGATTTGCAAAAGAAACTGGAAGCGCAACGGACGAAAGAGTTAGAAGCCAAAAAAGAATGGCAAACTCTTGCGGAAGAGCGTGCTGCTAGAATCGCAGAGCTTGAACCTGTTGTGGAACGAGCAATGAAAGAAGAAGCAGATATGCGAGAGCAATTGCTTGCTGACTTTAGTATAGAAGACCGTGAGACATTTGGAGACTTGCCTATGGCAAAGCTTCGTGCCTTACACGGTAAAATTGTTCAACAGCCGAAGATACCAATTGCCAATAATCCTGCTGTACCAGCAAATGAAGTACAAGAAGACTGGACACAGATGAGTGATAAAGATAGAAAGAAAAACTGGAGCAAGATTATTGAGCGGTATCAGAGAGCTAAATAATAAGGAGCTATAATGGCTTATACCGCTTTTAGTGGTGACGCAACCCAAGGAACAGGATCGCATCTTGATGTTTTTATTCCTGAACTGTGGGCAGATGGCGTTTACCGTTATTTTGAAAAGAACCTAGTGTTTAAACCATTTTTTGATGACTACTCAAGCCTAGTACAAGGACGTGGAGATACTCTACATATTCCTACTGTGCAAGAGGTTGCTAGTGCAGATAAAGGTGCAAACGCTGGTGTTGCTTACTCAGTTAATACAGAAACCGACATTGATCTTTCAATTGATCAGCATAAATATGCTGCAAAGCTATTTGAAGATATTGCAATGATACAGTCAAACGAGCAATTGTTTGATAAGTATGCTCAGTCTATGGCATATGCGCTTGCAAAAGCAGTTGATACAAAGATTGAAGCTCTGCTTCAAACGCTTGGAACAACTCAAGCTCTTGCTGCTGATAATAGCATGAGTAACGCTGATGTTGAAACAGCAATTGGAACATTGTTATCTAATGATATTCCAAAAGAAGAGTGTGCATTCTTTGTAAATCCACTTATCTATGCTGACTTACTAAACTCTAAAGCATTTGTTACAAATAACTCAGGTGCTGGTGTTGGTTTTGGTAATGATAATCCAGTGATGCGCACTGGTGAAGTTGGTATGCTTTTTGGCATTCCAGTTTTTACTAGCTCTTTAATTCCTACTACTACTAGTACTGGAATTGAAGCTGGTTACCTGGTGCATAAATCTGCTATTGCAGTTGCTGTTCAGCAGGATATCAGAGTTCAATCTGAATACTCGGTTGACTATTTAGGTACAAAAGTTGTAGCAGATATCATTTATGGTGCTGTTATTACAACTGGTAGTCACGTCAAAGGAATTGAATTCCTTAATCCGTAAACCATATAACCTATGTGCTGGGCGGTGCTTTGTCATCGCCCAGTGCAATATATGAAAGACTTATATGATAATACTTAAAAAAGATAATCACACCGTTCATGTTGACTCTCGTGAAAAAGCTCAAGAGTTAGTGAATGACGGTTATGAAGTAACTAAAAACAAATTTGGTGGGCCAAAGATTGTTAAATCCGAGCCAAAGAAAAAGATGAAAAAGAAGTAGCATTCTTAATCATGTCTCGTTCACGGTCTGCTAATACCTTAGAGATGGAGAGAAAATGGCAACAAGTAATTTACATCGTTATACCGCGCAAGAAGCGCTAAACATCATCACCGCAGGCGGTGGCTATGATTATGTCACCAACGCCACAGTTAACTCACACGTATATGTCGCAATCACTGCTTTATCAGTAGATGCAGTTGTGTCTGCTACTAGTGCAGATACAGACATATGGGATTCACTATCATCTGTAACAATAAAAGCTGGTCAGACTATTTATGGTGAATGGTCTGCTGTTACGGTAGCAAGTGGAGATTTCGCAATCGTGCATAGGAGATCAAGCTAATGGCAAAACTACACAAACATTCCGTCCAGGAATCATTAAACACTACAACAGGAGCAGAATGGTCCGTTAAAAGCGTAGGTACAGCAGGAAGTTCAGCGAGTACAGGAAACACAACCCATGTGTCGCTTGGTGCGACCGCAGGATGTCTTGGTATTTATAGCGCAGTAGAGATTTATTTTAATTTCTCTGCTACCACTACAGATGTTAATGCGTCTAATGATTTAAAACTTGCAAAAGACACACTAACATTCATTACAGTACCACGTGGCCTGGGCAATACTATATATTTCAATTATAACTCTACAACATCAACAACCGGAGCAGTAAGGATCGTAGAATGCTAAAATCAATGATATCAACCGCAGGAGACAATGCAGCATTAGCTGGTGGCACTATTAGTGGCGACCTTACTATCACAGGTGATTTAAAAGTAGAGGGTGGTGGCTCATTTACATACGATGAGATAATTGAAGGAAAAATTCAGATTAAAACTGCCTCTAGTAGTGGCACTGCTCACGCAGATGCAGATGAATTAATTATTGAAGGTAGTGGTCATTCAGGTTTAACAATTTTATCAGGAACAAGCAGTAGTTCTAATATATTTTTTGGAGATTCGGGTGGTAATCAAAGAGGCATAGTAAGGTATTCACACGCAAACGATAGATTAGATTATTACGCAGGTGGATCTTATGCGATGTCTATGACTTCTTCGGGGCAATTAGGTATCGGAACTGACTCTCCAAGTAGTCATTTAGATTTAGTACATAGTGCAGGTAGCACCACTAAATCAATGAATTTAACTCGAACTGTTACTGGAAATACTTCAGCTACAAACAGAGCAATTTTATTTGATATAAATAAAACTAGTACAATGGACTCAGGTTCAACGCTTACTTATGATGGTATGCATATTGACCTTGATGATTCAGGTGCAGATAATGCTGCATCTACTGTTAATTTAACAGGATTAAAAGTTGATGTTAATTCAGACGATGCAACAGGAACTACAAAAAATGTAGGAATCCATGTCACTGCGGCTGGTGCAGATACTAATTTAGCAGGTATATTTTCTGGTAATGTAGCGATTGGAAGAACCACTGCATTTGATGCAAATACTCCACTTTCAGTACAGACTGCTTCTGACTTTAGTATGTTATTAAATAGTACAAATAGCGGAGGATATGTATCTCTTAAAATAGGTAACTCAGGAGATACAAGCGACACTTCTAATTGGGATATTGTTAGAGCCAATGGTAGTGGAAATTTAGGATTTAGGCATTGGGATACTTTTTATTCAGGTGGTAATGTTACTACTGTGATGCAATTAGATTCTGATTGTCGCATTAGTCTTAGTAATAATGATAGTGGTGAAACTGGCAATACAGTTTTTGGTAAATCCGCTTTTAATGTAAGTGGTGATAATGGTTCAGATTATAATGTTGCCGTAGGTGAATTAGCAATGGGTACTGGCTCTGTTTCAGGTGCGAGTCGTAATGTTGCTGTAGGATATAAAGCTCTAGAGGATATTACATCAGGAGAGGAAAACACAGCTTTAGGAGATGAAGCTGGAAGAAATATAACAACTGGTACTTATAATGTGCTTATTGGAAAAAATGCAGGTACTGATTTAGTTGATGATAATAACAATATTCTAATCGGTTATCAGGCAGGTCAATCATCTGTAGCAAGTAATACAGTTGCTATTGGATTTCAAGCTATGAAAGCTAGTGTTACGACTGGTGCAAATGGTACTACTGCAATAGGGTATCAAGCTTTAATGGCTCTTACTTCAGGTGCTGGGAATGTAGCGATTGGCTATCAATGTGGCGACTCACTAACAACAGGAGTACAGAATACTTTTATAGGATATCAAACAGGTTCAACTGTTACTAATAATAACAACAATACTTATGTAGGGTATAATTCAGGGTTACAAAATACAGGTGAAAAGAATGTTGCCGTAGGCAATCACACAATAAAAAATGGAAGTGGAGCAGGTAGTCACAATACAGCTTTAGGCTCAAGTGCTTTGTATGGTCTTACAACTGGTGAAAAGAATATTGCTATTGGAGTTGAGGCTCTTCACGATGTAACAGATGGAGAAAACAATATTGCGATTGGTCACAATTCTGGTGATGCTATGACTAGCTCAGTTGGTTGTATCTTAATAGGTAATAATGCGGGTGGAGCAATCAATTCGTCTGATGCTGATGGTACAATAGCGATAGGCTATCAAGCGGGACTTGCTATTACTTCAGGTCAAAAAAATGTGCTTGTTGGGTATGAAGCTGGATTAGAATCACAAACTGGTGATAATAACACCTTAATTGGATATCAAGTTGCTAATAATACCGCAAATTTATTAGGCAATAGTAATATTCTTATCGGGTATCAATGCGGTGGTGTTGGACAATGGGCAGGAGCATCTAATAATAATACTATTATCGGAGCTAATGCTTTTAATGGAGCAGTAAATCAATCTCACACAAATACTGGAGTAGGATTTAATGTAGTTAAATCATTAACAACTGGCGATAACAATAATGCTTTTGGTGCATATAGTTTAGATGCACTTACTACTGGTAGTTCTAATGTTGGAATTGGAAACTCTACTGGGAGTGTGATGACTACTACTTCAGATTGTACTTTAGTTGGTGTAGAAGCTGGAAATTCAATGAGTGCTGGTCAAACAACTACAAATGGTACAGTTGCAATAGGTAGATCTGCTCTTTATTCACTTACTTCAGGTGCTGAAAATACGGCAATAGGACAATTAGCACTCAACGCTTTAACAACTGGTAGTCAAAATATTGCTTTAGGTACTAAGGCTCTTCAAGAACATTTAACTGGTGTAAGAAATGTCGCCATTGGTGCATATTCAATGGGAGATACTAACGCTGGAACGACATCTCAAGGATCAAATGACAATATATTTATTGGTCATGTAGCTGGTGGGGGTACTTGGGCAAATGCAGAATCTAATGGTAATGTCGGCATTGGTAGTTATACTATGGACTCAGCTTTAGATGGGGCATTATACAATACTGCTGTAGGTGCTTACGCTTTAAGTGCTGTAACTCAAGCAGATAATGTTGTAGCTATTGGAAATAGTGCAGCTTATAGTTTAACAACTGCCTCAAATAATGTCGCTATTGGTACAAATGCTATGAAAGTTCATACCACTGGTGAGAGAAATATAGCTATTGGCACAAATGCGATGGATGACACAGATGCTGGTTCAAGTTCATTGGGTTCTGTTGATAATGTTTTCATAGGACACAATTCAGGTGGGGGAACTTGGGCTGATGCAGCTTCAAGTTACAATACTGCTGTTGGTGGTAATTCTTTGGATGCAGCTATGAACGGAGCTGGTTATAATGTTGCAATAGGATATGGTTCTTTAAGTGCTTTAACAGAAGCTGATTATAATACCGCAGTCGGAACGAATAGTGGAAATGATTTAAATACTGGCTCTCAAAATACATTAGTCGGATATGATGCTGGGGCACAATTAACTACTGGGTTTGGTAATGTTTCTATGGGTGTTAATTCGCTATTAACTCATAAGACTGGTCAATACAATATTGCAATAGGAATTAATGCAATGTATGACACTAATTCAGGTAGTAATGCTGAAGATTCAGATTCAAATATTTTTATTGGGGCATCTTCAGGGAGTGGTACTTGGGCAAATACTAAATCAGAATATAATGTTGCTATAGGTACTTCCACAATGCGAGGAGCAATGGATGGTATAAATGGTGCAGTTGCTGTTGGCTTTGAGTCACTGAAAGAACTTACTACAGGCAATTATAATACTGCAATAGGATACGAAAGTGGAAAAGATCTAACAACTGGGCCATCCAATACTCTACTTGGATACGGTTCTGGTAAATATATGAATACCTGTAGTGGGAATGTTGCTTTAGGTGCTTATGCTGGTTGGAAATTAGGTCACGCTGATGCTGACACAAATGTCCTTGTCGGTTTTGGAGCAGGAGGTGGTGGAGATAGTACCGATGCAAATAATACAGCAGCTGATAATGTTGCTGTAGGTCACAAAGCACTAGGCGGTTCTACATATTCAGATGACGGCTCTGCTTTTACAGCTACAAACAATATAGCAATCGGCTATGAAGCTTTGACTGCAGCTACGACTGCCCCTGCTAATACTGTATTGGGTAATTACGCAGGACACGATATCACTACAGCTGGATACAATACATTAATCGGGTACTCAACTGGTGCAAAATTAGTTACAGCAACAAGCACTAATAATCAACATAATACCTATGTGGGGCATTCAGCAGGTGCAAGTTCAACTGGATATGATAATGTCATCGTGGGTTCAGAGGCTGGAGATGCTTTAACAACAGGAAATTCAAATGTAGTTATTGGTAGAAATGCTTTATCAACTGCTACAACCGCCAATGATTGTGTTGTAATTGGTCGTGAAACTGGAAATGCGATTGCAGCAGGTGTAGCTGCGACTGGAGTTGTTGCAATAGGAAGTTTTGCTTGTAATGATATAGATAGTACAGATGCAAATTATACGATTGGTGTAGGTCATGCAGCGGCAGCAAATATAACTTCAGGTCAGCAAAATATGGCAATAGGGTATGCTGCTTTAGGTAACGCTACAACTGCCGACTACAATACTGCTCTAGGTTATAATGCATTGAATGCAACTACAACTGGTAGTCAGAATGTTGCTGTCGGAGTTGGAGCATTAGCAACTCATGTAACTGGAATAGGTAATGTTGCTATCGGTCAGGGAGCGATGACGAATACTGATGCAGGTAACAATTCAAATGATTCAGACTATAATACATTTGTGGGTTGGGCATCAGGTAATGGAACTTGGACAGACGCTAAAACAGAATACAATACAGCACTTGGTGGTGCTAGTATGGCAGGAAATTTAGAAGGAGCTGTATACAATGTTTCTCTCGGTTATAGAT